CTGACATACATTTAACGTACTCATCTACTTCTTCCTTTGTAAAAGAATCTTGGGTGCCATCTTTTTTAACTAAGTTATTTCCAAGATAGCCCGCATCTGGATTAACTTTCCTCGGCATCTATTATTGTCTCTTTGTTTTTTTCTTTTAAAAACTTTTGAAGCTGTGTTGTTGAACCTACAAAAATCGCGTTATTGGTTGTATTTCCACCGGAGTATTCATCTTTACTTTGTGTAATGTCTTTCCGTGTTTTTTGCAATTTAACAAGATCTTGGGTCATGTTGCTCGCATCCTTTATCATGTTAGATAAAACTTCGAATGCCCGCGGGTGTTCAGACTCAGAAGCCAAAGCCATCATATGATTAATCGCTTCTGAAGACTGATCGATCAGCTCTTTCATTTTTGCCCGAGAATATTCTACATCTTTCTCAGTATCATTTATTATTTGACCTTTATCAACTTCTGTTTTAGGTTTGTCTATGATTTTAAGATTTTTTTCAAGTGCATCAAGTATTTCATTATTTTTATTCATAATTAACTATGTGTGAATCCAAACGTAGTAGTAATTGTATCTGTTGAATCTAAAGGTGGTTCGTCAGATGCTGCTACAGTGTGTCTTACATTTTCTAATCCTGGCTCGTTATCATAGCCATAAGGATATTGTGTTTTTAATGTTGCAGTATTTTCTGTATCTGCGTAAAAGAATGTATCCACAGTACGTATAATTTTTCCTTCGTCAACACCACCAGCAAATTTAACTTTCATTGTAAAGTCTAATATGTATGTTAGGTTTCTACGTGTTTCAAAATCTCCTTCGTATGTATCTTCAAAGCTTGTCCCATTTAAGACAATTGGAACATCAGTAATAGTATTAGGACCTTCTAATTCTTTTACAGCAATAGTGTATTCAGGTGTAAAGCTTGGTAGTATTTGCTCAAATATTTGCAAAGCATCGTCTTGGTTTTTTGCAAATATGTTTAATTGCATTCCTACGTTGTATGGAACACTTTGAAATACAGTATCAATACTTGTTGCCGCGGCACTAGATGTAGCATTTAAAACTCTTTTGTTAATCTTATTTAATTTTGATGATGAATCAAAATCTATAGACGTAATTTCAAAGCTCATTCTTGGTAATTTAATCGCTATAGTTTTATCTGTAGCTGCAGCAGTATCAGATTCTATTCTTGCAAGAAATTTAGATCTTGGACCATAGGCTATTGGAACTCGTGTTTCACCGACACCTTGTTTAACAATTTTAATGTTATTAAATATTGTACCAAAAACAGCAACTGATTTTTTCAGTGTCTGATTATAAAAATGCTTTCCATTAAATATTGACATGACTAACTCGTTATATTTGGTTTACCGAATGGGTTTTCTTCACTAAAATCTATAAAGTTATTTCCTATAGTTTCGAAATCTACGTTATCTGCGTATTTATCATTGTCATCAATTGAATTAAAACCATCAGTTGCAGTAATAGCATAATTGGCTGCTGATTTAGATCCAATAATATTTCCTGGCGCAGAACTGTTTGTTATAGCGAAGAGTGTATTACTTCCATCGCTCGCAACTTGACTCGATATTTCAATCTTACCTGTGCCTATCGTCGATACTTCGCCTGTAACAGTAATACCACTCGTAGCATTTGTCTGAGTCACATCTTCGCCTACGTGGTATGTTCCACTACCAGCGCCAAGCGTAAGTTCTGTACGAGAAGCATAGTCGGTTTCAAACGCATCAACCTCAGCGATTCCAGTATCAATCGCCTCGTCGCCGTATTCAAACAATTCACACGTTAATTTAAACGTAGGAAGATTTGATAATTGGAAGAACGGCGAATCATCTTCAACAAAGCTAATTTGGAATAAACTTTTTACGAGAGGAAAATAAATTAGATCACCTTCTTGTGGCCTACCTTCTGGTGTTGATTGAAATCTTCCAACAAGCTCTTCCCACCTTCTCGTAGCAAGTACTAGCGTCATTGAATCTCTAACTTCTACACCAAATTTAGACAATAGATCGCCTTCGCCTTCAAACCCATCTGTGTTTTCGAGGTACATCTCAATTTGAAATGCTTCACCGAATTTACTTAACGCATCTTCATTGAAAATCGCATTCGTATTAACGATAGTACGAGGAATATAAAAAACATCATGCCCGTAAATCTTAAGAGCTTCTATCGTAATATCTTCGTAGAGTCTTTTTTCGGGTGTAGTTCCTTGAGAAAAATATACATTTCGTGGCATAATAAATTAACCGATAAAGTCTAGTGGAGGCATCTCGTGTTTCAACTGCATTGTTTCTTCGAGCAGTTGAATCTCTTCTTTAGCATCGTCAAATATTTGGCGGCCATTCAATGTAACACCACCAGGTAAAACCATTCCTTCGAACTTAATTAGATTTAATCCCCATTGTCTTTTAAAGAGTGCCGTAGTGTACTTTTTAACAAATGCATCGTTATAGACATCAGTGTAAGTTTCTGGATCAACCGCTTCATAACCGTCCAATACTACGTATTGATTTAACATACTCTTTAAAGTATCAGAATGAAAGTTTACGCGGTTCTTATGGCGTGACCATTCAATCATTTCATAAACACCATTTATATTACGATCAATCATAGACAAATATTGCTTTGTCATTTCGTAATTTACTATTCCGCCGTGAATAGAATTTAAATCAAAAATATCATTTAAGTGTATTTGATAGTCAATTGAAAAAACACCAGAAGTATTGCTATTGCTTACATTGAATACGTTATTAATAGAAAGAATATTCGTATTGTTATCTATACCAATATATCCATTATCGATATCGGTCTGTGTTACTTGGTGTTTACGTAAAGTTCTAACAACCGCATCGCCGTGGTATTCTTGATAATACTGTATCGCTTCATCGACACGATCGCTCAGCTGATCATCGTCAACATTTATTTCAATTACTGGATGACCTAAAGATCTCAAGCAATAATCTATTAAGTTTTGTCTTGTGTTAGGTGTTGCCATAATTCTATTTATATCGTTTCTTCAGTAGGAAATAGGTCTTCTTTAAACTGTTCTTTTTGTGCTTCTGTTAAATTAAACCCTACCGCAGCTTCATCAAAGCTATCATAATATGACCAGCCATCTATTGGATAAGTATACGTATCTTTTAAAGCTATATCTAATTCATAATTTTTGCTTGATATGAATGTACCACATATTAATACGGGCCTGGCTTTATTACTTGGCTCTAATTTATAAAATGCTTTTTCTTCTTCCATAATTTTATAATGATAAACTCCACCCTTTATCTGTTGCTATTGCTTTATCTGCAGCGGTTAAATCCGCAGTGTATGAATTATTTCTTATATCAAGCGTAGCACTATGTGATATTGTAACCAGTTGATTAAAAATTTCTATCATGTCTTCTCGTTGAATTGGGCAATATCTTAAAGCATCATTGCCAAGACTATACTTAAATCCCGTTTCAACTTCTGAGAATGTAACGGCGTTTGTAGCACCTGACCAATCGGCCGCCCATGGTGTAAATTGCGTAGTTGAAGCTGCTGTTGAACTTTCAGTTGGTGTATTATCAGAATTATCTTTAATCGTCCATGTGTAATTACCACCACTTTCAGCAACTGTTAATAATCCATCACCACTTGCTTGTGCATATCCTGTTCCTGCTTCATTTATATGATATTCACCACTTATATCTGTATGATTAGCAACTGCTACATTTATTCTTGGACTTGCATAACCAGCTCTAAATGTACCAGGAAATCTAATAGCACTAATATCACGCGCCACGTGAAATATTTGATAATAATCGCTTGCTTCACTCGCAAAAGAAAAGTCAATTCCATCAATAACTGCTAATGATCTGCAATTGTAAAAACACCTGTAGTATTCGCCATTTCCAGTGTGTGATATCATACCAGTCATTTTAACACTTCTGAGGGCAAACATATTATAGAACATATAGTAAAATGCATTATTATTTGTTAAAGAGCGAACTCTAATTTCTGGCAATTCTTGCATGCAATATAAGTCTTGAAAACATTGTTTAAATCCAGTTGCTCCTGTAAAGTCTAAATGTGTATACTGTGAATTAAATCTTAACATCTTATTACTACCTAAAAA